TGCTCCAATTCCACCTACTAAACTGTTTGAAGATGTACCAGACCCTGAATAACTTCTTGTATTAGCTGCATCTAAATAAAGCACCAATCCATCACTAACAATTATATTATTGTAATCAATGCCCATTAAAGTCCATATCTCCTTTTTGTAGCATTATAATTTTGTACTATTTCTGATGCAGATAAAGCACGATTGTAGATTTTAAATTGTCCTAAATCCATAGGTAAATTGTAGTTATCATCAGTGAGCCAAGAACTTATTCTTCCTGAACCATTGTTAAAGTTTCTGTTGCTTGAATCTTCTGAACCTAATACTTGTAAAAATGATTGATTTTGACTATTTATATAAATTTTATTATTGGTATAAGGCACATCACTTCTCATTTCAAAAACATAATGTTTCCATTGATTGAGAAGACCTAAATTAGTCACTTGTATTGATGTGAGACCATATTGGTCTCCCACAGCAGTATTGAATCCCATTGCTCCATTAGCGGTCCAGACATCATATAAACTAAAACCAAAAATCATTCCACCATTGAATAGCTTAATTTTTGCCCATAATTCAATAGTTAATGTAGTTCCGGGATTTGGAACATAAAATGTAATATTGTCATTAGTGCCATCAAGAATAAAATATTTTGTACTTGTAGTTCCAAAGCCAACACCATTTACTAAAGTAAGACCTATACCACTTACAAGACCATTTACAGAAGTACCAGAACCAGCATAACTTCTTGTGTTAACAGCATCGGCATATAAAGATAATCCATCAGTGACAATTAAAGGAGAATGATCAAGTCCCACTATCTATATCTCCCTTTTGTAGCATGATAGTTTTGAAATATTTCTGTGGCTGTTAAGGCTCTGTTGTAAACTTGAACAGATGCAATTCTTCCAGTAAAATTATTTGCAGTACTATATGAACCTATAGAAATTTCTTGATTACCTGTAAAAGTAGTGGTGGAAGCACTTGTTCCATCTTCTCTGCCGTTCAAATATAATTTCCAGCCAGTTGAATCACTGTATGTAACTGCTGCAAAATACCAAGTATTTAATGATATTGATGTTGCACCTACTACCGTATTCCAAGATCCATTATGACCAGCGTTTAATTTATCAGTACCAAACATCCAAAATGCATGTTGTCCTGAAAAACCACCACTTATAATGTTGTTTACTGTGCTAAAATTACTAATATAAATAAAAGCAATTTTAGTGTAAGCAGTTTTAGATAATATATTTGCTTGTGAATTTACTAAAATATAATCATTTGAACCATCTAAAACAAATGCGCCTAAATTAGATGATAAATATGTTGGTCCATTTGTTAAAGCTGATGTATTTCCAGAACCACTTAAATCATAAACTGTATTTCCAGAGCCAGGGTAAGATCTTGTGTTTGCAGCGTCTAAATGAAGTACTAATAGATCAGTAGCTTCAATAGGTCCAATATCAATGCCCATTATCTGAACCTACCTTTTGTGGTATTGTAATTATGTAACACTTCTTGGGCTGTCAATGCTCGGTTGTACATATTGAATGAAGAAATTTGACAGGCAGCATATTGGCCTGCATTAGCTTCTGCTCCACCAAATAAATTGCCAGTTTGATTTAACACAGTAATAGTGGTGGTTAAAACAGAAACTCCATTAATATAAATACGTGTACCATTACTTACACCCGATTGATATGTAAGTACAACGTTTTTCCAAGTATTATCTGCAATATCTATACCTGTAGACCTTCCAAAATCAGCTCCCCAATCATAAATCCACAATTGACCAGTTACATAAAATAAACCATATGCACCTTGTTTTGCTATAATGCCTCTATAGCTTCCACCAGGTGAGGATGCTTTTGCCCAAGCTGATAATGTGCCTGAACTTTGCTGTACTGCAGAACTATTGCCAAAATTTATATAATCATTAGACCCATCAAAAGTAAAAGCACCATTATTTGATGATGTAAATCCAACACCATTTACCAGAGTTGCTCCAATTCCACCTACTAAACTGTTTGAAGATGTACCAGACCCTGAATAACTTCTTGTATTAGCTGCATCTAAATAAAGCACCAATCCATCACTAACAATTATATTATTGTAATCAATGCCCATT